ATATGCTGTAACACTAACACCCGCTACTGTAGCAGATAAGTCATCTGTACTACGGTAACTAAAAGGAATAGCGTATGTAGTAGTTGTACCGTTTCCGGTATATCTTACGAATGAATTAGCCATATTTGTGTTTTATCTCTTCTAAAAGGGGTACTTTATTGTGTTAGTATGTCAATTACACTTTTTTGTTTATTTTTTTGTTGTTTATAAGCTTCTTGTAATATAGACATTTCAGCTTTTTCTAACTCTAATAATTGAGGAAATTCTTTAACCATTTCATTATATGCTACATTTTCAACAATATGTATTATTCTTAATATGTAAGCTTGTTGATAATCTTTACCGTTTGTTATTCCTGAAGGTTCTAAATTTAAACGGCTATTTTTATCTTTTATTTGATTTTCAATAAACTCTTTTACAGAAGTTGCGTTGTTATAATTTTTACTAGATTTAAGAACAACTTGTCCTAATGAGTTTAATTTAATTTCTGTTTTAATTTCTAACCATCTATCATATGCTGTTTGTCCGCTATCACTTCTTAAAGATTTTAAATCTACATCTTGACCATCAATATTTCTTGCTACAGCTGAAGGTTCTCTGTAATTAATTTTTTCTCTATCTTTAAAAAACTTTGCTACTTCATCATCTTTAAATTCAGACATACCAAATGGAGATGAAATAACACCTTTATCACCACCTAGTCCAAACAGCCAAGCTCTTTTTGTTTTAATTTTAAATCCCCAAACATCTCTTTTAGGCATTACTTTTTCTTGTGGATTATCCATAAAATATCTTTGCAACCTATCACTAAATGACCATAAATCTTTTTCATATTCATCAGTAATTCTATCTACATATCTTATTCCACCTGATAATGGTAAAACTTTATATAATCCTCTAGCTAAAGAAGCTTCTATTCTTTGTTCAGGTTTTCGCGAATTAGCTAAACCACCACCAAAAAAGGCAATGTAACTATCTACAATATTTTTAGTATAAAATTTAGAAGTTAAATTTCTTGTTAAACCTAATATAGTTCCTATAGATAATTCTAATATTTCATTTTCTAATTGAGGCGGTAAAACACCGTTTGTTTTATCTAGTGTTTCAAATATATCAGCTAATATAAATATTGGTGTAAACACAGGGTCAAGTCTGTTTAATTGAATGTAACGACCATCTGCTGTGACATAAGAATATGGTTTCCAACCAATTAATTCTTCTTTAGTTTTATTTTCTCTCCAATCTGCACTTCCACCACCAGTAAATCTTCCGGCAGAAACTAATGCAAATGCTGATGCCCATAACATATAACCGGCTTGTATTCTAGCATTAGCCTCAGCCGCAGCTTCTGGGTTTAAATAATTTTTCTTAGTACTTGATAAACCTGATTTTAATGAAGTAGCACCTGCAAATGTTTTTCTAGTTACATGTTTAATCTTACCATCTGCTACATCTTCAGCTTCAGCTAACATGTGTCGCATTTGAAACTGGTATCTACCAAGAACAGGTAAATGTTGAAAATTCCATCTTAATAAGTTTGAAGGTGTATTAATAAAGTGAAGACCTAAAACTCTAAATACTTTTCCTTTTCCTTGTGTTAATTCTAATATACCACCAGTAATACCACCTTCTTCTTCACCTGTAACAGGATTTGTAGAATAAGCTGATTGTGTAAAAGATAATTCTCTAGCATATTGTAAAGGTGCATTTAAAGTTTCATCTACCGTTGTTCCAATAGCTGTAGCAACACCTTTATCATTTACAAATCTTTTTTCTATTTCTCTAAATTTTAGTTTATAATCTTGAGTAAAAACTTTTCCTTTTAAATAAATACCATAATCAGGATTATTTTTCATTATTTCAGAGTTTATAATAGAAGTTAGTCTAGCTTTAAAAGCCATTGTTTTCATAAATTCATCACCTGCTGCTAATACTCTTAACGGTATAGTAGTAGCAAAACCTGTTGTTGCAAAAGGTGCCTGCGCTATTTTACCTGCTATACTACCAATTGCATCATTAGAAATTCTACTTCCTATTTCAGCAATAGGCTCAGAAATAACTCTACCCATTTCATTGATAAATCTTTGAAGTTGTCCCTGTCTAATGTTTGCGTCAAACTTCATTTGAGAACTATCTAATGTAGCTCTTCCTTTAATTAAAGTTTTTCCCGCTGCTTTTAAAGCGTGTCCTAAATAAATGTATTGATAGATATATGTTTGTAATGCTTCTCTTGCTATGATAACAGCTCTATGTTTATCTGTTGTAGCCATGTTTGCTGCTCTTAACAACATAACAAAAGGTTTCCACTGTGTTTGAATTAAACCTGATATTAAATTTAACTCATGTGTATCTGGTGAAGACAATAAATTATTGTTAACATATTCAGCAGCTAAATCCCATTTATTAGTATTAGAAGCTTTTTGTAAAGCTAATATAACTTGTTCATCATCATCCAATTTTCCAACAGCTTCAATAAATTTTGTTTTATCACCCTCTTTTAATTTTTTCATTTTAGGGTCTTCAGGTTTTGCTATTAACTCAGCAGCTCTAGTTTTATCTTTAATTATTCTACCTGCTGTAACACTTCTTGCAGCTGCCGTTCCTAAATCAGAATTAATTTGAATAAGCTCATCTAAACTTTCAAGCATTTCATCAAATTGTTTTTCAATTTGTTTTCTTCTTGTAGGTGTTAAATCTACTCTTGAATATTCATTTGCAATGTTAACAATTTCTGCACTATCTTTTGCAAGTAAATCTCCGGCAATAACTCTAAATGCAAACTGTTCTTTTGTTTTAGGGTCATTAGCTAATTTTTTAAGTTCGTTTCTAACTTTTTTAGGGTCATCACCCATCTCTATTCTACGTTTAGCAGCTATATCAACCATATCATCAAGGGATATAGTTTCACCGCTGTCAACTTTATTTTTTAATTGTTTAGCTCTTTGTTTAATTAAATAACGGTAAGCGCCTTTTTTATACCTGTTAATGTTAATTGGAAGGTTAGGTGGTTTATCTTCACCTGTTATAGGTTCTATTTTAAAATTAAGAAATCTATTATTAAAAGTGTCTTGCGCAATTTCTTCTTCTTTGGCAATTTCTTTTTTAGTTTTTTTAGGTTGATTTTTATATAAATCTTTTTCTTTTTTTCTTACAGTTAAATCTTTAAATAATTGTCTACCAGTAATATTACTTTGACCATAATCATGTATATCTACTAATTGTTTTACAGCTGTATTTTTTAAATTTCTATTTGTTAATTTAAACGCACCGGCTGAAAAGGCACCACCAAACACTGTACCAAAACCAAACCCCGCAGCAGTACTTAAAGCTGTTTGTTTTAAATCTAATTCTTTTTGTATATCTGCTTTTATAGCTGTATTTTGTAAAAGCATATCTTGTGCACCATTTGTAATAGCACCAAAATAACCTTCATATAAAGCACCTTTTTTAATAGCTTTTCCTATTGAAGCTTTGGTTGCTTGTTTAGCCATTTCTTCTATAGCAGCTTTATTAATTTCTTGAGCCATTTTGCCTTTTAACAATTCTTTCATACCTAATTTAAAAGATTGTTTTGCGGCTTGTCCACCAACACCTACACCAATTAAATTAACTGGGTCAGCTAACATAGCTCCACCATTGTCAATTAACCATCCACCAAAACTTCTATTAGGGTCATCCCAAAAAGAAGGCAAAGCATTGTAAGTTTGTTGTATATAAGAAAATTCTTTAATACGTTCTGGATTAGTTTCACTAGAAACAGCAGCTAAATCCAAACCCATTGAAACAGTGTTGTTATTTCTCCATGACCTATCTTCATAAAAATATTCTAATAAATCAGCAGAGGACATATTTTGAAAACTTAAATCACCATTTCTGTAAGAATAATAACTTTTTAAAGTGTTGTAAAATCTTTCAGTTTGTATTTCTTCTAAAGCAGCTTCTGCTGTTTTTGCTTTTGTTAAATCATCTGTAGAAGCGTATATGCTATCAGATAAAAACTCTGCCATTATTTATTACTTTCTATTAAACTTTGAATTGCTTTTTGTATATCAATAGGTGAAATACCTTGAAATTGGTCAGCAATATTTCTTAACATATTATTAAAATCAGATTGTTCCATAGCTTTAACTGTGTCTGCATTAAATGTAACTCCGCTTAAAGTATTTCTTAAATAATTTGTAATAAAAGGAATAACCGTATTTTCTTTAAACTGTTCTCTATCAGTTTTATCTAAATCAAACCAATCTGCATCTTTTCCAAATAAACCTAATTCAGGTTGAGGTATTTTAATTAAACCTTTATCAAGCTCTAATTGTTTATTAATAGCATTAATTACATCTGTAACACCTGCTTGTTCATATTTCTGAGATTTTTGTTGTTGTTGTTCAAGTAGTATTTTTTGCTCTTCTTCATACTCTGTAAATGGTTTCATAGAAGGTTGTACATTTTCAGGTGTAAATCTAGTTTTAATAACATTACCTAACTTCATCATAAAATTATCTTTTTCTTCTGTAGAAGGTGATTTACCATTATTTTCTTCTTTGTATCTATTTTCAAAATCAATAATTTCTTTTCTAATATAATAACTTGCATTACGCACTGCTTCACCAGAATTAGGTTTTTCCATACCTACTACGCCAACATTAAAATTACCTTTAACAGTATTTATAATTGATTTTGTTTCGGAAGTATAAGTAAAATCAGTAGCATAAATAGGTTTAATACCTCTTTCATTATCAGCTACATAATTATTATAATAAGTAAGTGCTTTACCCCATTCTGAAGATGCTACATTATTGTCCGTTAACGCTTTAAACAATTCAGATTGACTATCATAACCACCTTCAAAAATTGTACTAACAATATTAGTAAAAACTGAAGGGTCTGTATTAACATATCTATTTTTGTCTATCATTGCATCAAAAGAAGATAATAATTGAGGATTACCATACTTTGCTAATTCTTTTCTTAACTCTAAGTTTTCAGCAAAAGTTCTTGCTCGTGTGCTTCCATAATCATCTGTTATAGGTTCGTTAGCTTTTGTAAAAATATTTCTTATATCTTCTGTTCTTTTATTTTCTTTGTTTAATCTATTTTGATTTTCTAAAGTAACTCTTTTGTTTGTTAACTCTCTAACTTTTTCAGAAACATCATTTCTTTTAGTAGACAATAAAGAACCTAAATTCATACCATCTTTTCCTATGCCTCTGTTTGTACTTAATATAGCAAGAGCTCTATCAATCTCTTCAACACTTGTAGCTGTGTTTAATAAATAATCAGCAGCTTGAATTGCAACTTCATTTTTTTCTGAATTAGTTAAGAACAATCTTGAAGTTGTTCCACCTTCTTCTGGTGGTAATTTATAATCTAAACCTTTGTTAATTATATCCCACTCTGTTCCTTTTTCTCCATTTAAAACTATTTTAACACTGTTATTTATTTTTTCTGTTTTAGCAAAATTACTTCTTTTTTCTGCATCTATAATAGCTTCTTTAGCTTTATAATCATTAAAGATAGAAGCAAAACCTAACGCAAAAGAACCACTTTTATCACTAAAACTAGGTAAATATTGTTTGTAAAAAGCAGGTAAATTAGTCTCACGAAAATCATAATCTTTTTTATTTTGTTCTATTTTTTCTTTAGCTGCAATTGCTTGCAATTTACCATTATGATATTCAACAGTTTTTTCTACATATTTACCACTAAGTTCAGGATGTTGACCTGACAATATTTCTTTTTCAATAGTTGCAGCATCTTTAGTTAACATTAACTCATTCATTTTTTGAGTAGCTGTATCTTTTTTCTTTTCAACTTCAGCAACCAGTATTCTACTTATTGCAGGGTTAACATCTTTTTGTAAAATATTCACTAAATCTGTTGCATCTGACTTAGTTGCTGCATTTACTCTACCTGCAAATGTAGAGCCCATGTATTTATTTGTAACTCTTGATTTATATGCCATGTTTAATACCTATATCCACTGTCTGAACCACTATATGTGTCCATTGTTGTTTTTGGTTTAGTTAAAGCTTTATGCATTGCATAACCTTCAGCTCCTGCTGTAGCAACTTGAAGCATTAAACCTGTTTTACTAGGCATTACTACAGGTGGAAGACTATTGTATCTTCTTGCTTGAGCCGCATAAGCTTCTCTTTCTTGGCTCATTAATTTTATAACATCAGTTTCGTAATCTCTTGCTGTGTCTAAGAATGACATATCATATGTTCCTGCAATGTCTTGTATAATTTTATCACCATTGCCGGCATTTAAATTTAAAGCTTGTGATTGTTTTTTAATTTTTTCTTGACTTGTTTTAAAATCTGCTACTTTTCTTTCTCTACTAGCTAATACATATTCATTGTCTATTTTTGATAAATCATTAAGATATGCTTGGTCAGAATTTTTTCTTGTTTGTGCATTTGCTAATTCTTGTCCTTTAGCGACAGCTCGTTGACTTCTATATCCTTGTACTGCTGTAGCTATTTTTAAGCCGGCAGTTATTGCCGATACTGCATCACACATAGTTAATTATTTGTCTCCTTCATCATTAATAAAAATGGCATCTTACCAAAACCATAATCTCCTATTTCAGTTTTTGGTTCAAAGCCTAAATACTGAAGCCATTTAAGCGACTTCCAATTTCTTTTATCTACAAAGTTATAAAGATATTTATAACCTTGACCCATCTCATTTATCCAGTGTGGACATTCTTTAATAAATTGTTTTGTATGTTTAAACAATGTTTCACTAGACAACATCCATGCTACACCATAATCAGGCTCAGCACATTTAGCCACTCCAAACATACCTATAACACCTTCTGACTGTGTTCCTATAATACTATAAACTTTACCATTAGGTTCCGTAAATGGAAACACTAATGCTTCTAAAGGT